GGTATCTTGTTCTCGGCTTCTGACTTTCAATCTCCCGGCGACCGCTCGGTGGTGTCAGGCGATACCTTGAACGTAACTTACACATTCAGCTTAACAGCGACTTAATCAGGAGTTAAATCATGGCAACAAAATTTGCAAAAGGCCAAGCTGTCAAATTGATCGCAGTCGTACCAGAAGGCCCAGTTCAAGCTCTGCGCATGGACGAAGACGGCAACTTCTTCTACATGATTGAGTGGACTGATGCGGATGGTAACGTCACGCAGCGCTGGTTTGAAGAGGCTCAGTTAGAACAGGCGTAATTTATGGCACTCGTACTCAAGGACAGGGTCAAGGAAACCACGACCTCCACGGGTACGGGTACCATAACACTGGCCGGGGCAGTCTCCGGCTTTCAATCTTTTTCGGTTGTTGGTAATGCCAACGTAACCTACTACGCCATTGTTGGTCAGTCCCCCTCTACGGAGTGGGAGGTTGGCATTGGCACGTATACGTCTTCCGGAACTACGCTTAGTCGGGACACCGTTTTAGAGTCCAGCAATTCTGGCTCGCTCGTTACATTCTCCGCAGGCACCAAAGACGTCTTTGTCACGTACCCCGCTGAGTATGCTGTTGTAGCAAGTAACAACTTTGGCACAGCTGGACAGGTGCTTACCTCCAACGGACCTAACGTAGCCGCAACTTTTCAGGCGGCAGGTGGTGGAGGATCATCTTCACCTATCCCCAAATTACAATCTTGGTCAATCGGAGCAATGTAAATGGCACAGAATACAAACCCTATTTTTCCGCTAATCCCTGTTAACTCTTGGGTAAGCGGAACAGCCGCAACTGCGGGTACTCCCGGCCTAACAGCCAACACGACCACAGACCTAACTGCTGGCACGATCTACGGCCCGATTGAAACAGCGGGTGCGGTGGAAGGCTCACGACTTGATTTCATCAAGGTTAGGGCGCTTGGAACTAACGTGGCGACTGTTATCCGCATCTGGTTGAACAACGGATCAGTGACTACAACAGCAGCCAACAACACGCTGTATCTTGAGCGCACCTTGTCTGCAACAACCGTATCTCAAACAGCAGAACTTCCAGACATCATTTTGCCTTTGAACATCAGTTTGGCAGCAGGGTATCGTGTGTACGCTACGTTTGGTACGGCTGTTGCGGCAGGATTCCATTTGACTGCCATTGGCGGGGATTACTAATGTTTACGGGGTTTGCATCCGAGAACACACCTGCAATTCAGGTGTGGGATTTCTTTAGGCCATATACAGGAACTGCAAGAGTTTCACTTGCAGATGATTGCGCTCCTATACAAATAATCCGTACTGGCGGCAATACAACTGCAATACAACTTTATTTGCCTTCGGCTCCAATAGAGGGTAAGCAAATAAAAATTGTTAACACAATATTTGGTAGTTCGGCGCAACAAATATTTTTGTATGCTTCAGATGTTTCTTCTCTTGGCACATTAGTTGAAATATTAAATATTGGCGCAGGTCAAACTGTTGACATTTGTTATTCTAAAAATTTAATTAGTTTTGGTAGTGTTAGTGGATACGTTGCAACTGGGTGGGTTACTTTAAACTCTGCGCCTGCTTCTAGTGCAAACCACTATGCTGTGGTTTTGGCAGGATCAGGAAATAAAGCAACTCAGCCTTATTCTGCTGTTATTGGAGGTTCAGGCAATACAGCAAGCGCATCTTATGCTTCAGTTTTTTGCAGTCAAAACAGCACAGTAAACAATATAAGAGCTACTGTTATTGGTGGCTCGGGTCACACAGCAAGCGCGGATTTAGCAGCAGTTGTTGGTGGCGGCACTAACACAGCAAGCGGTTCAAGTGCTGCTGTTGTTGGTGGGTCAAGCAACACAGCAAGCGGTACAAGTGCTGCTGTTGTTGGCGGCGAAACTAGCGCGGCAAGTGGGACTTATTCAGCAATTTTAGGCGGATCATTTAATACTGCAAACGCTACTAATGCTTCTGTTGTTGGGGGTCAATCCAATACTGCAAACAGTAACAGTGGCATTGTTGCTGGTGGGAGGTCTGGAACAACAAGATTAATACAGGGCAACACGGTTTTGCCTGCAAGTGCTGCTCCTATTAACGCAACAACAGGTGTTCAGCAACTTGCAACATTGTTACTTGGTCGCCAAACAACTGATGCAACTGCAACAGTTTTAACAAGCAACACATCTGCCGCATCCACAACCAACCAAGTAATCCTACCCAACAACAGCGCCTATACATTCCAAGGCACTTGCATTGCCAACGTCACGGCTGGCGGTACTACATCAGGCTGGAAGTTTGAAGGTGTAATCAAGCGTGGTGCTAATGCTGCTTCTACTACGCTAGTTGCGGCTGTTACACCAACTGTCATTGCTCAAGACGCAGGGGCCTCTACATGGGTCTTGGCTATTACTGCTGACACAACCAATGGCGGTATCGCTGTAACTGTTACAGGTCAGGCGGCTACCACAATCCGATGGGTATGCAAAATCGAAACAACTGAGGTGACTTTCTAATGGCTCTGAAAATTTCTATCCCAACAAGCAATGTAGGCGTTCCATTCACAGACGCTTATGCCCGTATCACAAACATCTTTGGCAACAAAGATCAAGTGCAATACCAAGTGTCTGTGTCTGCCAATGCTGACGCTAGGCAAGCAAACGCACAGGAAGTGGCACAACACGCTTTCTATTGCCCAACTCCACAGGGAAACCTGATGGATGGTCTATATGCTGATTTAAAACAGCAAGTAGGTTTTGAGGATGCTGAAGACGTATGACTCCAGAACTCGAAAAGTACTATACAGATCGGTTTGACATGATGTCAACCGAGGGATGGAAAGATTTAATCGAAGATATTGACAAAATGATAGAACCTTTGAATAATATCGCAACGATTGCAGATGAAAAAAGTCTACAATTCAGAAAAGGTGAGTATTCAATCCTTATTTGGCTGAAGAACTTAAAACAAGTCAGCGAAAGAGCATTTGAGGACTTAAATGAGAAGAATGTATGAATTTGCCTGTATAAACGGGCATAAGACAGAAAGATTTGTTGATTATGAGGCAACAAGTCTGAAGTGTGAGTGTGGTGAGAATTCTCATCGCATTCTCTCAGCGCCAGCTTTTCGCTTAGAAGGGTGGTCTGGAGCGTTTCCATCAGCGCATGGGAAGTTCGAGAAAAGCCACTTAGACAAGTTGAATGCTGAACGCAAACTCAACTCATAAGCAATTATGCCGAGTTGAATCTCCTACAACCGATTAACGGCAGGAAAAGGAAAAAAGTATGTTAGTTGATGATGACAAAGAAGAGTTGGGTGAGTTAGAGATCGAAGAACAGAAGATTTCGCAAAAGAATGAACTTCCTGAGAAATACAGGGATAAAAGTTTAGACGAGATTGTGAAGATGCACCAAGAGGCTGAAAAGCTAATTGGAAAGCAAGCACAGGAAGTAGGCGAGGTTAGAAAGTTAGCCGATGAACTTATCAAACAGAACCTTGGTTCACGACAACAACAGACTAGACAGGAAGAGCCTGAAGTAGATTTCTTTGAGAATCCACAGATGGCAGTTCAAAAGACTGTTGATAATCACCCAGACATCCTAGCGGCACGACAAGTAACGCTAGAAATGAAAAGGTCACAGATTCAGCAAAGGTTAGCGCAAGAGCATCCCGACTTTGGAGACATTGCCAAAGATCAGGACTTTGCAAATTGGGTGAAATCTAGCCCTATTCGCATTAAAATCTTCGAGCAAGCCGATTCTGGATATGATTACGACTCAGCCAATGAATTGCTATCTACCTATAAACAGCTACGTTCTGTTAAACAGAAGCAAACAAGTAATGAGGGCGAGGTAACTCGCAAACAGAACTTAAAAGCAGTAGGTGTTGATGTAGGTGGTTCTGGTGAATCATCAAAGAGGGTATACAGAAGGGCAGACCTTATTCGGCTCAAAATGCAAGACCCAGATCGTTATGATGCTTTAAGTCAAGAAATTATGGCAGCATACTCAGAAGGTCGAGTTCGTTAAACTTTAGGAGATTTAATCATGGCATATCCAACACCAGCGGTTACAGTAACAACCGCAGAAAAATTCATCCCAGAAATCTGGTCAGATGAAATCGTAGCCGCATACAAGAAAAACCTTGTTTTGGCTAACATCGTAATGAAGATGAACTTCAAGGGCAAGAAGGGTGACACAGTTCACATTCCAGCTCCTACTCGTGGTAACGCATCAGCAAAAGCGGCATCTACTGCTGTGACTCTGATTGCCGATACTGAGACAGAAGTTCAAGTCTTGATTAACAAGCACTATGAGTACTCACGTTTCATTGAGGACATTGTTGAAGCACAAGCATTGAACAGTTTGCGTCAGTTTTATACTGCCGATGCTGGTTACGCTTTGGCTAAACAAGTTGATACCGACTTGATCCAATTGGGTCGTGCTTTCAATGGTGCAACTGTCGGTACTAACGACTACGCAACAAGCAATACATCCACCAAAGCCTTTATTGGCGGTGATGGTACTACTGCTTACAACAGCACATCTTCCAATGCTTCTGCGTTGACTGATGCCGCTATTCGTCGCACGATTCAGCGTTTGGATGACAATGACACTCCTATGGATGGTCGTTTCTTCATCATTCCTCCTTCAAGCCGCAATACGTTGATGGGTCTTTCCCGTTATACAGAACAGGCTTTTGTGGGTAATGGTAACGCAATCCGTACTGGTGAAATCGGTCAACTGTATGGTATCCCCGTGTTCACATCTAGCAATGCTGATACTGGCGCAGGTAATAGTGCAACAGATCGTATCTGCTTGATGGGTCACAAGGACTCTATGGTTCTGGTTGAGCAAGTTGGTGTTCGTTCACAGACTCAGTACAAACAAGAGTACCTCGCTACTCTGTTTACATCTGACACTCTGTATGGTGTAAAAGCCATGCGTACAGCCGCCACAACTGGTGCAGCTTTGTCTTCTAGCGCATTTGCGTTAGCAGTTCCAGCCTAATAGTTGCCTTTTCCCCTCGCCTTAATCGGTGGGGGGATTTTTTACATCAAGGAGATTTATTATGGCAGCAGCAACAGCAGTAGTTTCCCGTAGGGGAACTGACCAATTCCGAGGTCTTTTTTCGGATACTTGGTCTGTAACAGCAACACTAAACGCTTCATCTTTAGTTGATGGCGCAGGTGAAACAAACACCATTACAGTACCTGGCGTAAAGCTAGGCGACATTGTGATGAACATCAGTATGGGTGTGGATGTCTCTGGACTCTCCATCACGCCTTATGTCTCAGCAGCAGATACTGTCTCTATTCGTTTCCAAAACGAAAGTACAGCTACTGTGGACTTAGCAAGCACTACAGTTAAGTGCGTTGTAGTTCGTTTGGTATGATAAAAGGGGGCTAATACCCCCCTTTTTTTGGAGTTTTTTATGGCTACTTTTCGTTGTTTACAGTCTGGTACTCTAATAACTTTCACGTATCAACACGATATTGACAGCATGAAAGGTCACGAAGGATACGTTCTTGTTGAGGAAACTCCAAAGGAAGTAGAAGATAAACCCAAGTTGGGCAGACCAAAAAAAGAGGTTTCAAATGTCGGAAATTGATCCAAGGGAATTTGGTAAGCTAGAAGCCCAAGTTGAGGCTTTGCAAGCAGAAGTCCATGCACTTCGCCAAGATATTAAAACGCTTTTAGAGATGGCTAACAAGTCTAAAGGCGGTTTCTTTGTGGGAATGGCTATCGCCTCTGTTGTTGGCGGTGTTATTTCTTTTGTTGCAACCAAGTTAATTCGATAGGAAATATATGCCACAAGTAGGAAACAAGAAATTCCCATACACAGAAAAAGGCGAGAAAGAAGCCAAAGAGTATGGCAAGAAGAAATCTATGCCTGTTACTGTAATGATTGCTATTGGTAAGCCTAAAGCTATGCCTACCCGTGGTGGTCGTACCGCTACTAACATGATGAAGAAATCAGGTCGTGGTAAATGAAAAAGACCAAGGCAGAAAAGAAGATTAGTTCTGTCATGCGAGAGTACAAGGCGGGAACGCTTCACTCTGGTAAAGGTGGCCCTGTAGTCAAGAAGCCTAAACAGGCTATTGCCATTGCTTTATCTCAGGCTAGGAAGGTCAAGAAATGAAACAAGGTCTATACGCTAACATCAATGCCAAACAAGAACGCATCAAGGCTGGTTCTAAGGAAAAGATGCGTAAGGTTGGCTCTAAAGGTGCTCCTACTGAGGCGGCATTTAAGGCGGCAGCTAAGACTGCTAAGAAGAAATGAAAACTCCTGCTTGGCAAACAAAGGCTGGAAAAAACCCGAAAGGGGGCTTGAATGCCAAAGGTAGAGCATCGTATAATGCAGAAACGGGTGGCAATTTAAAACCGCCAGTAAAGTCGGGAGACAACCCTCGTAGGGCATCCTTTTTAGCACGTATGGGCAATATGCCTGGCGCTGAGATGAAAGATGGAAAGCCTACCCGACTTTTACTTTCTCTTAGAGCTTGGGGCGCAACGTCCAAGGAAGACGCTAAAGCAAAAGCTAAAGCGATCTCTAAGAGGAATAAGAAATGAGAGCAAGGTCAGTCGGTGCAAATTTAACTGCTAATACGGCTACTACGCTGTTTACAGTTCCGACTGGCTATTACGCTAGGTGTGTACTTTTACACGCATCAAACAACGGCTCATCAAATAAGCACATAAGTTTCACTTGGTATGATTCAAGTGCAAGCCTTTCTATCCTAATTACAAATGAATACACCTTAACATCTAAATCAACTTATGCCGAGATTGATGTTAATCAGTATATTGTGATGGAAGAAGGCGACTATTTGACTGCTACATCAGAGTCTGGGTCTACCATTTCTGTCATTGCAACATTTGAAATTGAAGGGTCACAACGAGTATGACATACCTAGAATTAGTCAATGATGTACTCACTCGTTTGCGTGAGACTAATGTTTCTACTGTTTCAGAGACAACATATTCTGCTTTGATCGGCAAGTTTGTCAATGATGCTAAGAGACAGATTGAAGACTCTTACAACTGGAATTGTCTTACTCAAGCAATCACAGTAACGACTACTGCTGGCACGAGTTCTTATGCTTTGACAGGTGCGGGACAGAAGTTCCGTATCAATGATGCGCTTAACACAACAAGTTTAATTGGTCTTCGGAACATTGAGTTTGTGGACATGAACCGCAAATTGAACCTTGGCGCACCTTCACAGTCTATTCCATCAGAGTTCTGCTTTAGCGGTGTGGATGGTAATGGAGACACAAAAGTAGACTTGTTTCCTGTTCCTTCTGGTGCTTTTACTCTGTTGTTTGATTTGACCATCCCACAAGCGGCTTTGTCTGCTGATGGCACATCTGTAAAGGTATTAGACTATTTGGTGACTCAGAGTGCTTATGCTCGTGCTTTGATTGAACGTGGTGAAGATGGCGGTACGGCAAGTTCAGAGGCTTATGCTTTGTTCCGTGGAATGCTATCTGATGCTATTGCGTTGGAAAGCACTCGTTACCCTGAAGACAACTTTGTGGCGGTCTAATGGCAGCTCCACTACAAAGTAATAGCATAAGCGCACCAGGCTTTTATGGCCTGAATACGCAAGACTCTCCATTGGATTTGTCTTCTGGTTTTGCTTTGGTTGCTTCTAATTGCGTGATTGACCAGTATGGACGTATTGGTGCTCGCAAGGGTTATACATTGGTTAATTCTTCATCTGGAAACCTTGGGTCTAACGATGTAACTGTTATCCATGAGT